TCCTTTCTAATCTTTCATATAATATTTAGTCTCAAATCCAGCACCTTTTAGCACTAATCCAGGAGCCCAAGGAATAGGCTCAGCCAAAATATTATTTACATCTTCTAGTTTTTCATCATCATAAGCATCTATTACCACTTCATCGTGAATGTGCATTACAACATCATAATTTTTTTCGTACAATCTTAACAATGTTTCTGCTAGGCAATCTCTTGCTATTGCTTGAACAATATTCTCGACTAGCTTTCCTCCATAAGTTGAGTTAACTTCCCATTTTTTAGTAGTTTGGTTGACACCATAATAATGAAGTGCATCTTTTTCAAACTGGTTCAATTTTAAAAATGGCTTAGGATAATAAAGTGAGCGGCCACTAGGTAATTTAATTGATATAAAATCAAGACCGTACAACATATCCCATTCACGTTGAATCTCAAGTCCTCGTACATATTGAGTTCCGTTGCCATTCATAGCTTGAATTACAGCATCTCCAACTGCATACCACAAGCGAACAATGTTCTTATTAGCTTCTCTCCAACGAACTTTAATATCCGTAAGTTCTTCACTAGTAAGACCCATTCTATCAGCTCCCATTGCTATTAAAGCTGACTCTCCGCCTTGATATCCTAATGCTAATGTTGCTACTTTACCACGTTGCCTTAAGCTATACTCAGGATTACCTTTTGAGATTTTATCAATCGGAACATTAAACATCTGACTTGCTGTTGCTTCGTAAATTTTACCGTGCGTTGCGAATACTTCATTGACCCACTCTTCACCGGCTAACCAAGCAATTACACGTGCTTCAATAGCACTAAAATCACTTATTATAAATTTATCTTTACTAGCAATAAATGCTGTTCTTACTAATTGGCTTAAAGTGTCAGGCACATTACCATATAGAAGTTTTAACGCTTCATAATTACCAGCTTTTGCAAAACTTCTAGCTGTGTCTAGCGTATCTATGTAGTTTCTAGGTAAGTTTTGAACCTGCACTAATCTACCTGCCCAACGGCCAGTCCTGTTAGCTCCGTAAAACTGTAACAGCCCCCGAACTCTATCATCTTTACACATCGCATTTTCCATTGCTGAATATTTACTGACGCTAGTTTTTCCTAACTGCTGCCTTATCTCTAAAACTCTTTTAACTTTCAACGGTAAATTATCTCTTGATAACAAGTCAGAAATAACATCTTTTGTTAATCCATCAAGTTCTTCACCTAATTGACTTTCAATCCAAGTTTTAAGTTGGCTAACACTATTTGGATTTTCAAGTTCCGTAATTTTAAAAGCTTCCTCTGTTAAATTATTAGTACTTTCAGAATCAATAGAAAGCACACCATTTACTAATGCTCTATCCACCATTACTCCGTTAGCGTTCATTAGAATATCCATTTCCCAAAGTTTTTGCTCTTTTGATGGAACTTCAAAAGCTTTGATATATTGATATATTTCATATTCTGCTTCTACGTCCTGCTTATTATAATCACAGTATAGCTTCCACTTCTCAAAATCATGATGCGGATCATTCCAAGTTCTACCACCATTAGTTTTAGTAGGTTTACAAGGAACAGAGAAATATTGAATTAATCTACTTCCAGTTGTCAGCTTTTTCTTATCCTCAGCTATACCAATTGCCTTACCTGTCATTCCTAATCCAGCAGGCAATCCTAAATAAGTAGCGTGCATCATAGTGCACCTCCACTGAGATATATTCGTCTCGTATCCAGCCATATTTAAACAGTACCATTCAAAAGCAGCATTGTATGCGTGCTTAATACAATCTGGATTATTTAATAGGGCAACGATATCATCAGGAATTTTCTCACCTTGTTTTAAATCTATCAATTTAACTTCCGAATCATTAAGTTTGTAAGAGAATAGCAAAATTTCAAAGTCTTCAGATTGAGCATATTTGTAAGCCCCACATTTAGATATATTCTCACTGCTTCGTGTTTCAATATCAATACTTAAATGTTGCATATAGTCCTCCTAAAAATTTAGGGGGGCTAACCCCCCCCCCTTAGTAATTTATTAATATTAAAGTGGAAGTCCAGTTAACGGATCTACACCAAATGAACCTTGTTGAGTTGGTTGTTGGTATTGAGGTGTAGTTTGTTGATACTGCTGTACAGGTTGTGCTTGTTGCGGATTCGGGAATGGATTAGGATTTGATGCACCACCTAACGCTGTAAATAATTTATCTGCAGATACTGGAGCACCACCTAAGACTTCACCATCTCTAACTTTTTGGATGTGTGTAAGTCCGAACCCTACACCTTTTTTCCCCGTGTGCATATAAGGGAAAACATTAATAGCTACGTTTGCATAAACTCCTGAATAAATTTCAGATTGATTTAAGATAGGCTGAACATTTTGATCTACAATTTGAGGTTGTCTATCTGCATTTGCACTTGCAGTGAAAACCCAACAACCTTTACATTCATCTCCGAATGGTGTTCCATCTTGCTTCACTCCATCACCATCATGGATAGGATTAGCAACTACGGGAGGCATTACACCGTTCCATTTCTCATTTAACCCCTTTTGAGCCGCAGCTTGAATTGCTGCATCTAATCTTTGCTTACTATTTAAATCGTTTTTCGGTAATAAAATTGTAGTGCTATATTTTGGCGGTAAGTCTGGATTATTTGAGTATGGTTTAAATACATTCACATAACTTAATCTCACGTTTTGTACTACTGCTGTTGTTTCATTTGTCATAATTTTAAAATCTCCTTAATTTCTGTTTTAATTTATTGGTTTAAATATACTTGTTGCTTTTACTGTGTCAGTAATCGCAGGTCTTTTATCATTTTCAAATACTAAAGTAGGCTTTCCTGTACTTGTGACAACCATATCACCTACTAAATTATTAAATTGTTCTTTTCCAAGGGTCTTTTCTAGTTTGGCCAAAGTCAACGGTACTTTATCAAAGATTATTGCTTCATCAATACCGCCATCAATTAGTTTCTTAAGTGCCTCATCTTGATTAGTCCAAGAGCGGGAAGTTCTACCAGCTACTGCTTTTAGTCCTTTAACCTCTTCACCAGTTAAGCATAGATTCAAGGCATAGGCTTTTAAATCGTTAACCCACTTCGCTATGTCTTCACCTCGTGAGATATATTCGAATAGCTTATCTCTAGGAATTTCATTAGGATTTAAGTGTATTTCTGATTCAAGAGATAAATTATTCTCCGCCCTGGCCGAGCAAATATCACGGGCCTTACAGAATTTACACGCCTTAGCCGATGGAACTAATTCACCTGTTCCACTTAGAGCCTTACTTGATTGAACGTTGAAATAATCACCCCACAATAATAATTCTGTTAGGTCAACTTCCCAAGTTGAATAATTATTTAACCGTGGCTGTACAATATTCATTTCAATTTTTTTGATATCATAAATTAAGCTAAAAGCGTTGTAAGCTCCAAGTGCATATAAGATTAATTGTTCATTTTTCTCAGCTGAGACAGGAACACCTTTTCCGTATTTCAAGTCGATTATAGAAAGTGTAGATCCGTGAATTAAAATACAGTCACAAGTCCCAAATCCTCCTGGCACCCATCTAGAAAAATCTACTCTTTTTTCAATCTCAATATAAGGCTTAGATGGAAAGCTTAAAGCTTTTTCTTTTATAAAGTCAACATAAATATCCGTGAATCCATCCATTTCAGTTTGATATAATTTATCTTCTTTTATCTTTTTAACTGCTGCATTAAGCTTTCTCTTACCAAAGCCTTTTGAATCTAAATAATGCTTTAATTTAAGTTCACTTAATTCATGAGCTAATGTTCCTTCCTTTGCGTATACAGACTCAGTGTCTGGAATACCTTCTTCCATTTGAACACTACCAGGACAGGTGGCCCACCTACTAGCACCACTAGCACTAAGCTTTGCATGAGCCCTTTCTTTGTGGTTAATTTCTGTCATTAGATAGCCGCTCCTAATTCTCTTAATCTTAGTGCAAAAGCTCCGTATTGTTCAGCAGGTAGTGTAGTAAGGGCTAATGAGTTAAACTCTTGTAATAAACCTTGTAAAAGTTGAATTTTACCAGCTTGAACTAAAGTACTTGATGCACGTTGTAAGTCTTCTAATGTATAAGTTTTCTCCACAACAGGTACTGCAGTTTGTACTGTTTGTTGAGTTGGTACTGTTTGCTGAACAGTTTGTGTTGGTGCAGTTTGTGTTGGTACTGTTTGTTGAGTTGGTAATTGAGTTTGTTGCACAGGATAATCTTTAAAAGCCTCCACATTAACTGCTACATTCTCAACATCATTTCCATATTTAGCTATAATTTCATCTAATAAAAGGATATCGTCCTTATTTGTGATTAACACATTTGCATTTACTATTAATTTCATTTTTTAATCTCCTATTTTAAATCTTTTAATAATCTTCTACCTTCTTGAATATACTGAATTTTTATATTATGATCTGTACATTCTTGGATATTTTCTATAACAACATCAACTAATTTCTTCAAATATCCTCTTCTTGAAAACTCCTCTGAAGAATGGTTATAATCTTTCAAAAATGCCATACTTTCCAAAGCTGTATATTTACCATCTTCAATTAAAATTTCACCGTTATTCTTTAGTTTGCTTATAGCCATTCTCATTTTTGAGTAAGAAAAACCTAAATCATTAACTAAATCATACTTATTACATCCAGGATTAGTGTATATGTAATTTCTAATCGCTTGAGTTAAATTAACTCCAGTATTCTTCCTCATTCTTAAAATCCTCCATTTCATAAACTTTATTATTTAGAATGTCAATTACTTCTCTTATCTTTCTACGTTCCAATGATTCGAAATTTCCATAATCTACACAGTCTGCAAGCTTGTTTCCTGTAAATCGTAAATCTGCTATGATGTCAGAATATTTTTTATTCTCCATAAATTATTTCTCCTAACATATCTATTGCATCTTTAACTAGATGATCAGGTACTTTTTTTCCCATTAATAAGAATGTGTTCAATATCTTTCTCATTAAGAAACTCTTTCTCTTGTTTATTTAATAAGTCATTTAACTTATCAAACACAGCTATTTCTTCAGAACGCTTTTCACTTGCTTTAATTCCTTCTAAATCATTTAACCAAAACTCACAATATCTGATTATCTTCTTGATATCGTCCTGTGGTTCATCGTGTTTCTTATTTGCTCTAATTCCATATTTCAAGATGTTAGCTTGACACACACTACCAAAATCTTTTACTACATCTTGAATTAAATCTATTGTTTCAATTCCACCTGCTTTATAGTGGTTCGGATTAATATTATCTTTAGTCACTTGCATTTTCCTCCTGTTTGTGTTATTTTAAAGTTGTAAATTTTTGTAAATAGTCGTTTTCCCGAACGGCTATTTTTTATATTAACTAACATTCTTTTCCCCCTTCATTCTTATTATTAAATCAACAAGCTCTCCTTTAGGAAGTTTAATTAAACTTTTATAAAGTTCTTCAACATCATTATTACCATCACCATATAGCAATTTATCAACAGTCGTATTCCCCACGATAGCTATTTTAGTTAAAACTCCTTCTGGTGGGAGTCTAAAACCCTTCTCCCAGTCTGACAAACTGCTTTTACTAGCCCCAATCTTTTCAGCAAATTCAATCAAGGTTAAGAATCTACGTTTTCTAATAGCCATAATACGGCGTCCAACCTGTTTTTTATTGATAGTTTCATCTTGATTTCTTTTCAAATTAAATCACCACCCTTACTTATCCTTTACAAAACTTCCATCAATCATTTTTCCAGTACGATTTTTGATTTCATTATAAGCATAGTCAACACATTCTACTAACTCTAAATTGTACTTTTTAGCTATAGCATCAAGTAAGTTTACATACAATGTTATCGTTTTATGCATTTCTATATCTACCTTTTCTTTTTTTATAAAAGTTTTAAATAAATCAGTATCCGTTGTTCTAAGTAGTACTGAAAAACAATTCCAGTCAGTATCTAGTTCATCATTTGAATGCCATAAATAAATACCTCTGAAAGTATCTAGTACAGTTTCTATCGGTTTCAATAATTTAAATGCGACTACTAAAGTAACGTAAACATCACCGATAGCATCTTTTATTTCTACTATCGCTTCTTTATTGCCTAACTCATATTTAGTAATTGCTTGTGTTAGTTCTGAATTTTCTTCTCTTGATTTCTCAAGTTGCATAGCTAAAAAATCACTTCTATTTAAGCCTCTTATTTCTGCCCAATCATTTATTTTATATATATAATCATAATGGTTTAAATTTTCCATCCTATACCTCCTTCAATTTATTTAAATCAATATTTAACACATTAGCTATTTTGACTATTTCATCTAAATTTAACGGACGATTATTTCTATATTTGAAAGCTTCTATCCTATAAGCAATCACATTACTTAATCTCGCTAAATCTTTAATTGAGATATTCTGATAAAACATCTCTGTTAACATTAACTTCTTGAAATAATCAAGTTTAGTTCTTTGATTTACCTCACTAACCTTATATTTCATCATCTTCAAATGCTTGTTTACCTCGTTCATCTAATGTAACGAACGGGATTATTGTTACACCTAATAATAATGACAGTATTGTTTGCCAATCTATATTACTTAAAATTAGCATACAGCTAGCTATAACTGTGCAAGTCCAGTAGTATGTGTTGAATTTTCTACGTTTTAAGTTATTCATGTTAACCAACTCCTATATTTTTAAATTCTTGTACTGTTTTCTTAGTGAAAGGTAACACATACTTCTCTAGTCTTTTATCTTTGAAATAATCATAGTTTGAAGCAAAGTGTAACCATGCATAAACGTTAAACTGTTCTTGACCTACTTTTAGATAACATCCCAACGGATAAAATTTTTCATCAATTTTTTCTTTAAATTTATTTCTATACTTATCGTAAGTTGTAGATTTTATGTTAAAACATTCCATTATTTCATCCTTAGAAATGTAAGGAAAAGAAAGATCAAGTTTTTTTAACTCTACTAAATTTAATTGAATTTCTGCCATTTAACTCACCTCCTTATATCATTTAATACCTAAAAATATATTGATTTTCTTTTTAACTTCTTCAGATCCTTTTCCATAATTAAATAAATCGGATATAACAGGTTTACTCACACCCACAGCATACGCTAACTTACTTTGATTCAATCCCTTTTTTACAAGTTCATATTTAACTTGTAAAATCCAAGCTCGTAATTCTGGTGTCATAAAAATACTCCTTTCTTAAAAAATGTTAACTAACGTTTTTATTAAATATTTAAAGCTTATTTAATAAACTTCAAATTGTAAGCTAACAAAATTAGTTAATTTCCATTGACTTTTTTATCCTTATAGGTTAAAATATACGTATAACAAATACACTAATCAAATAACAATAAATACATTTTAGCAG